AACATAGATTGCATCTCTACCTCTGATTGCTCCTCTGATCTGTGATCCGTCAGCCAGTCTTTGTGTACCAGCTGTATTAGTTGCTGTAGGTGTATAGGTGTTTATATCTTCTTGATCTGAGAATCTTACAAACATATCGTCTTGAGTTGTTGGATCACCGATGGTTGTTTCTGTCCCAAAAAATACTAAGTGTCTATCCGGTGTAGATACTAACATATGTCTTGATGCAGTTGGTGCACCAGATATAATTGTTGCTCTTGAGTTGGTTGCATCTGTTGCTGCAGAATTCCATTCAAATACGGCGCTATCGTGAATTAAACAAATCGCTTTATCACCAAAGTTATCTAGTGACCACATACCTGGTTCAATAACTAAATCTCCTGATGCAGCTTCACCCCAAGCAACAAAATCAGTTGTGTTTGTAACTGATGCACTAGAACTATGTGTTGCAGCTGTTGTTCCTCTTACTTCTCTTGTAACTCCTGTTAGTTCTTTTGATGCACTAATACCTGTGTAAGATATTTCTTCATTTCCTATTTTTACAAAACTTGTACCGGCTGTTGGAAACAAAGCATCGTTTACTAATATAATACCTGTGGTTTGTGAAGCATTGATACCTGCAGATAAAGTAGTTGTTGCAGCACCTACATCTTCACCACCCCATGATCCAAGAGACCAACCAAAACCTTTTGCTTGCACCGCTGGACCTACAGGATAATAGTGTTGTACTCTAACACCACCTGATGTTGTTGCACCAGATCCAGTTTCGTTAGATGGCATTGTAATAGTTAATGTTGTAGAAGTTGGTACAGATGTTACCATAAATTTTTTATCATTAAAATCAGATGCACCAAAATTAGAATTAGTTATAGCACTAAAATTATCTAATAATACAATGTCAGATGCACTAATACCATGATCACCACTAAATGTTATTGTTACAACTGCTGATCCATTAGTCGTGCTAAATGCGCTTGTAAGTGTGGTTGTAGTTTTAATAGGGTGTATGTCATAATATGCACCGCCAGAGTATGCATATAAAATTCTGTTTGTGCCAATAATAGCATATTTTCTAGCAGAACTATTTACAAAATGATGAAGACCACGACCTGCACCGGTAAGATTATCTGATCCTAATTGTGACCAACCACCTATTTTTTCAGGTGTACCATATCTAAATCTAACATTATCACAGTCTATCCATTGCCCTTCCGCACCGGTAGGTGTAAGTTGTTTATTAATTCCTGGCTGAAAACCTATCTTTTGTAGCATAATAAATCCATGTATAGCAAATTTATTACTTATTTAACAGAATAAAAGCACGGGGGTGTGGTTGTGGTGGACCCCCGTACCAGTCTATTTTATAGACTATTTTTTAGATGTAGTCAACTTCATACCTTTAAACCAGGCTGGTAAGCCTAATAAAGGTCTTTTATCTAATGCGTTTTCTTTAGCTGTTTTTGAACTAGCTTTATTGTAATGTAAAAATACTTGTCCACAATCTTTACCTTGAAATTCTTCTCTCCAGTGTTCTAAATCACAACCAGAATATATTAACATATCACCTGGTTTTAAATCTACTTTGATACCTGCTTGACCTGTTTTACCTGTAGGATCAAGATAAATAGGCCATGGGTCACCACCTAGATTTAGTGTTGTAGATATCTCACATGAATATCTATCTTTGTGTCTAGCTAGCACATCACCTTTTTTATATATTCTTGCATAAGAATATGTTTCACTTAATTTTAATTTAGTATGTTTTTCCATTACAGGTTTTACTTGTTGTAATAAAGTTTCCATAGCAATATCACCATAGTGTGAATAAGTGTTTGGAACTTGTTCGTCATTCCATACACCCCAGTATTCTGTAAACGGTGAAACGTATCTTGAATCAAATAATACTCTTGCAACATTTCTTTTGTTTTGAAAGTATTCATATACAAAGTCTGCTAATTCTTTTGAAATAGCTCCTTTTAATACGCTATATTTATTTTTTTTGAATGACATTGTTTTCTCCTTTATATTGTAATACTGAATTAGGTATTGCCTGACAGTTCCAATGTATAAATCTAAATGGTTCATAACCCATATCAGTTATATATTGATGTGGCATATATGATGGAAAAAATATCATACGACCTGGATTTACTTTATAATTAATTTGTGTAGATGCATAAGTTATATTTTTCTTATCTTTTTCTGGTAATAAATTCATCATATTACCTGCTCTTGGATCTTCAAATAAAGGCATAGATGTTCTCTCACTAGCTTTTAAAAAATAGAAACCAGATATGTGACCATTCCAATGTGTATGTAAAGTATGATAACCTGCACCTTTTTGTGCAAATTCTTGTACCCATAATTCTGTAATAAACACAGTGTAATTGGTTAAATCAAAACCCATCTCATTTAATAAATTATGTGCAGTTGCACCTACATAATTTTGTAACTCTGCAAAATTAGGATCACCAATTAAACTTGTAGAATGAAACACGTGTCCCATATCGCCTTTGTTACCAAACTTTTTATTACGTTCATCAATAGCTGGTTTTAAATTTTTCTTAGATGCTTCGATATATGGATCTGATGCTTTGTTTAGTTTATCAACAAAACTAGGTTCATCAGCCCACCATATAGGTGATGCAAAATATTGTTCTAATTGTAATTGTTTTGGAAAAGATAATATCTTTTGTTTTTGTTTTTTAATTTTTTTCTTTTTCATATTCTCCTTTATTTAAATGGCCACCCTAAATTCCAGATCACCAAACTGTTACGTTCTCCACTTTTAACTGGACACACTCTATGCCACACAAATGAAGGAAATACAACCAAAGATCCTTTAGGTAATATCTCTTTACATTTTACAGGTTTTCTTTTTTTATCAGGATCTAAATTTCTAAAATCGAATTCCAACTCACCACCTTTATAATCTTTTGGATCTGATAAGGTTACTGTTACTGATAATTTTCTAATTTTACCATGTGATGGATCGTTAGGTTGTTGTCTTATATACGGTCTATCCCAACTATCACAATGCCAATCATAGTATTGACCTTTTTTATATTTTGTAAACTGACAAGATTCAGAATAGTTCCATTCAAAATTCCAACCTGCATTTGCATTTGCTTGATGAACATAAGGCTGTATTTCTTTATATATCCATCTATCATTCATCCAAACAATATCTGAATTTCTTTTTGTTTTTAAATCTTTTATTTGTTTTTGATTTAATTTTTTATCACCAAATCCACCTGTAACTGCCATTTGATCTCTTAACTGATGACCATATTTTACAATGTCGTCACAAATGCGAGAAGGTATGGCTGATTGAAAATACCAGTAATAATTAATTAAATTCATATATCTTTATAAATTTAATATAACATTAATTAAGATATTGTCAATGTGCCAGAAACTGTGAATGCAGCAACCTTAGCTCCACAAGGTTGAGTTGTAATTGTATTTGTACAAGGAGCAACAGCAAAACCACTTGGTACTTTAGGTCCAGGCACTCTAATTAAAACTATACCTGATCCACCAGAACCACCATTATAAGCAGCTGGTATTTTAGGAGTTGGTGTATTACCTGATGGTCCGTAACCTGCTCCACCACCACCTCCAGTATTTGCGACACCACTACCATTTGCATTATTTGTTGCATTTCCTCCACCACCTGTTCCACCAGCACCACCATTTCCTGGAGTTTGATTTTCATCTTGTCTTCCTCCACCACCTCCTGCAAAAATACCTCCAGCTGATGCTCCAGCATTTGATCCATTTGCAATATAAAAAGGTTGAGGTGAACAACCAAAAACAGGAGAAACATCTTTTCCTGCTCCACCAGCTCCACCACCAGTTGGACTTCCAGAACCAGAACTTCCAGCACCACCAGCTCCTCCTCCACCACCTGCTCCTCTTGGATTAGGTGATTGACCACAAGATTGTCCAGGACCTCCTGCATTTCCAAAACCAAAAGGCTGTAAAGGTGTAGGCATTGATGGTGCTTGATTAGAAGCACTTCCTGGATTGGTATTTCCTGGACTAGGGTCTTCACCTCTACCACCACCACCTGAACCACCAATAGTTCTTGCAGCACAAGGCGAACCATCAGGTCCAATTTGTCCACCTCCACCTCCTTTTGCAACTAAAGGTGTTCCACCTGTTAATGTAATTGTTGTATCACTTCCTTGTCCACCTGCAAAAGGTCCAGGACCAGCAGGTTGTACTTCACCAGCAGACCCACCAGCACCGATTGTAATAGGCACTGTTGCACATTTTGTGCAAGCAATAATAGCAACTGGGCCAGGACTCAATATCATACCTCCTGCTCCACCACCTCCAGATGATGGTACAGCACCTGATCCTCCTCCACCACCTACTACCATTACTGAAGCACATGATAATTCAAAGAAAAACTCAGGCCATGTTCCTTGTTGCTTGGCACTAAATTGACTTTGCATTGACCACACACCACTTGCCTTATTTAATTCTTTTACGACTATAATCCCTGATCCACCTGCTCCACCTGATCCAAAATTACTTGATCCACAATTTTTACCTCCACCACCTCCACCGCCACCACCAGTGTTAGTTGTACCCGCTGTTCCGTTTGCAGTGCTAGATCCACCTTGTCCACCTGCACCACCACCTCCTGTGCCTCCACTTCCTGCTGGTGCTGTAGGTCCTGGTGACCAACCACCACCTCCTGCACCACCGCCATAAACTCCACAGTTTGGAGTACACGCTATAAAAGGACTTGTATCTAAACCTGCTCCACCTGCTCCACCTGGATTTGCATTAGTTGGAGCTCCACCACCATCGTCTCCACCCACTGCACTTGCTCCACCGCCACCTTTTCCACCTCTACCTGATCCTCCACCTGCTGCGTTTGATTGAGGTGTACCTGATGCTCCACCAGCGACTGCACCTGGACCGCTTAATCCACCACCTCCTGGAACACAACCAATACTTGATGCTGATCCTGCTGATCCAAGTCCTTC